AAACCCTGCTCACCAGCACACCGGGAACTCGGGGCGCCTGCCGCATTACCACAGAGTTCGAAACTCGCAGCGATCGCCGCCGCTACCGGGCGTTGATGCCATGCTGTGAGGCATTGGAGGTGCTGCGCTGGGAGCACTTCGTATGGGACCGTCCCGATGGTGATGTGTGGTGTCAGTGCCCAGCGTGCAATGAGCGAGTCGCCCAACACCACAAGGCGACCATGCTGGCGGGCGGAGAATGGAAGGCGACCGCCAAGGGCGATGGCGAGACCGCGGGGTTTCATTTGCCTGGCTGGTATGCGCCCTACGGGTGGTTGATGTGGGAGAAGATCCGGGACGAGTTTCTGAGGGCTAAAACGGACCACCTTCTCCTGAAGGGCTGGGTGAACAAGCGGGCCGCCGAGGCCTGGGAGGATGCCCTGGAGAATCTGTTCAATGCCGAGGGCCTGGCCAAGCGCCGACAGGACACAGCAGCCGGCAACGGCTACCCGGCTGGCAGCGTGCCGGATGGCGTGCTGGTGATCACCGCAGGCGTTGACGTGCAGGGCGGCGGCGGGTCGATCGGTGAGCGCATCGTGGTGACTCTCTGGGGCTGGGGCCGCGGTGAGGAGGGCTGGCACCTTGGCCACTGGGAGATTCATGGCGATCCTCAGGGCGATGAGGTCTGGGACCAGCTTGACCGGATCGCTGACACAACCTGGAAGCGGAACGACGGCACTCAGCTGTCGATCATTCAGGGGGCCATTGACGATGGCGGTAACGCAACCCACCGCGTCCGAGACTACTGCCGTACTCGCGGGAAATGGGTGCCGGTCAAGGGCGGCAGCCAGAGCGGCAAGGCCATCATCGGCAAGGGCCAGGCCGTAGACATCAACCGCAAAAATCAGGCGATCCAACGGCATTCGGTGCTGCTGTATCCGATCGGCACCGACACCAGCATGGCGCACCTGCAGGGCCGCCTACGGAGCGACACACCGGGTCCGGGATACCTGCACCTGGGCGAGGCCTCAACTGATCGGTTTCTGGCGGAGCTCTTCCCGTGGAAGCGTCGGCCCAGGACGGTGAAGGGGTTTACCCAGTACGAATGGTTCCTTCCGCAAGGCGAGCACGACGAGGGTGGCGACTGCACACGCTACGCCTACGCGGCCTTGCAACTGGTGGCCCGGCGCTACAACAGGGCGACGATGTGGGATCAGCTGGAGGCGCAGCTGAAGGGGCCGGTGCAGACGACACAGATACAGCGACGCAGATCCACCTACCTAACTCAGTAGCCTGTCACCATGGCATACACGCAAACCCAGCTAGACGACCTACGCGCCGCGATTGCCGAGGGTGTGACTAGCGTCTCTGCCAACGGTCGGACTGTTTCATATCGCAACCTAGACGATATGCGAAAGCTTGAGCGTGCCATGGCCGATCAACTGGAGCTCAGTGCCAGGAGACCCTTGCGAATCTTGGCCAGCTTTCGGAGGTCCTGATGGGGCGCAATGTGGCCCAGCTCGAGAGGGCATTGAAAGCCGCTCAGATGGAGATGGCTAAAACGCACCTTCGAGCGTTTGAGGCTGCCAAGGTATCGCGTCGTACAGACAACTGGTTGGCCGACAGCAAGGGGCCAAACTCCGACATGCGGCTGTCGCTGCAGCGGATCATCGCCCGCCATCAGGATTTGGTCGATTCCGACCCATGGGCGAGCAAGGCGATCTCTGTGGTGGTGAGCAACTGGGTTGGCGATGGCATCATCGGTCGACCTGTTGGAGCTGGCTCAAGCCGTCGCTATCAGGAGGGTTGGCGAGAGTGGTCTGAGTCTCTCGATTGCGACTGGGACGGGCTGGGTAATCTCTATGCAAAGCAGGCGCTGATTGCTCGCACGGTAGCTGTTAGGGGTAGCTGCCTTGTTCGTAGGAGGATTGTTCCGGAGCTGTTAAATCGAGGCTTGCCGCCGTTACAGCTGCAGGTGCTGGAGCCTGATTGGCTGGACATCACAAAAGATGATGGAGCAAGGATCAAATTTGGTAAACAATACTCTGACGATGGACGATTAGAGGGCTATTGGATTCGCCGCTACCACCCTGGCGAAAGTGACTGGCGTAATGCTCGCCTTGGTTCGGACTTTGTACCAAAGTCTGAGATCTGCCACATCTACGATGTGCGCCGGCCCGGCCAAGCCACAGGCGTCCCGTTTGGTGTAAGCGCTCTGCTCAAGCTGCGCGACATCAGTGATCGCGACTCAGCCCAGCTATTGAAGGACAAGCTGGCGGCTTGTTTCATGGCGTTTCTTGAGGATACAGAAACTGACCCAACCCTAAAAACAGATGGCAATGCTTTGCTAGATGCGCTTGAGCCTGGCGCTATTGAGATTCTGCCGCCTGGTAAACGGATCACGTTTGCTCAACCGCCAAGCTCTGCCGATTTTGTATCTGTGCAGAAATACCACTTGCTCAGCGTAGCGCAAGCCTATGAGATCACCTATGAAGCGCTGACCGGTGATCTGTCACAGGTGAACTTCTCCAGTGGCCGGATGGGCTGGGTTGAGATGCGTCGCGCTGTCGCTCGCTGGCGGTGGTCAATCATCATCCCTCAGTTTCTCCAGCCCCTTGCCGGCTGGTATCGCGAAGCGGTCGCAATGGCCGGCATGGGCCGGGGAAGCTCGCGGTTTGAGTGGACCCCGCCGGTGACGTGGCTGGTGGATCCAGCCCGGGAACTGCCGGCCTACATCGACGCCATCAAGGCCGGAGTGATGAGCCTCTCCGAGCTGCATCGGATGTTGGGCTATGTGCCGGAGCTGGTGATTCAGGAGCTCGGCGCCGACATGGCCCGCGCCCGTGCCGCCGGCCTGGCCCTGTCCAGCGATGGCGCCAGCGGCCTGACACCGCGGCGCCCGCAGCCTGTGGAGGCAGACCAACAACCTACAGATTCACAATCCCTAGCCTGAGGTCATGGCGACAACACAGCTGCAGCGAATGGCGCTTCTGGCGCCGAATACATGGGATGAGGAGACGCGCTCAGCGCGGATCGTCATCAGCACGGATTCCGATGTCGGAGACGGCATCCAGCTGTTGCACACAGACCAGGCGATCCGCTGGCCGGCCCGTCCGTTGCCGGCGGATTACGACCACGCCCGCAAGGCCGCCTCTGTCTGGGGCGCCGTGACGGACCTGACGCTGGAGCGATCCAGCAATGGGACCACGCAGCTGGTCGGCCGCGTGGTGGTCGACGGCCCACCCGAGGCCATGGCTATCGCCCTGCCCCGCCTGCGGACTGGCTCTGCCCGCTTCTCCGTCGATGCCCTGGTGTATCGCATGGCGGAGCGGAACGGCCAGATGGTGGCCACCGACTGGTCGCCTCAGATCGTCTCCCTGGTTGCTGCTGGCCAGGACACGCACGCCGTGATGCGCGGCAGTACCACCTCTGGAGAACCCTCCGTGACCGACAACGAACAGGCCGGGGGTGACCCGGTGACCACTGAAGCCCAGGCCACTGCCACGACTCCCGTGGCGCCTGTTGCCACGCCAGAGCCTCCAGTCGAGCAGGTTGCTGATCTGCAGCGCTCCGCCTTCGATGAGCGACGGGAGCTCAACGTTCGGCGAGCCGCCAGCCATGCCCGCCTGGACGAAGCGACGATCACCCGCATCCTCACCGAGACCAAAGGCCGGCCCGAAACTGAGGCCATGATCGCCGTTGTTCGGGAGCACCAACGATTCGTGGAGGCCAAGGCGCCGACTACCGCCGGCCACCCTGCCCGCATCGAGATCACCCGCGACGGTGGCGACACGCTGATGCGTGCGTTCAACTCTGAACTGGAGCGTCGCACTGGGGTGATCAATGCCCCTACGGATGAAAGTAGGCAGGCGTATCAAATGACCTGCCTGGAAATGTGCCGGTCGTATCTCGGATCCAGGGGGGTTGATACCCTGGGAATGAGTAAGAACCAAATTGTTCAGCGTGCCTTCCATAGTACGTCGGACTTCCCTCAATTGTTTGCCAACGTCGCCAACAAGACGCTGCTTGCTGCCTATGCAGAAGAGCCGCAAACATGGGCACCGCTGGCCCGTCAGCGCAACCTGCCTGACTTCAAACAGGTCACCGATCTGCAGCTCGCCGGCCAGATCGTCCCCGAGAAGATCCTCGAAGGTGGCGAGTACAAGTCCGGCACGCTGACCGAGGGCAAAGCGACCTGGAACCTTGCCACCTTCGGCAAGCGCATCGCGGTCACCCGTCAGGCCATCATCAATGATGATCTGGACAGCCTGTCCCGCGTGCCCGAGCTGCTCGGCCGCGGCTGCCGGCTCCTTGAGTCGAACATGGTGTGGGAGCTGCTGACCACCGGCGCCTCTGGTTCCATCGTCAGCCTCGATGGCCAGGCCCTGTTCCACTCCAGCCACAACAACACCATCAGCGGCTCGACAACCGTGATCAGCATTGCCGGCATGGATGCCGCAAAGGTGAAGCTGCGCAAGCAGACCGATCTGGCTGGCAACCGTCTCAACCTGGCGCCCGCCTTCCTGGTGGTGCCGCCCGAACTGGAGACCACCGCCCTGCAGTTCCTGTTCCCCACCGGCTACGCGCCCACCAGTCTGACCGGCAGCAGCGGCCCCAACCCGTTTGCCTCCGGTGTGCAGCTGATCGTCGAGCCTCGTCTTTCCGACGACAGCAACGCCTTCTGGTACCTGACCAGCGCACCCAACCGGGTCGAGATGATCACCTACGGCTACCTCGCTGGCGAGGCTGGCCCGACGATCACCACCACTGAGCAGCGCAACCCCGACGGCGTTGAGCTGCTAGTCCGCATGGATTTCGGTTGCACCCTGTCCGACTATCGGGGCTTTGTGCGCTCCGCTGGCGCCTGATCACCATCCCTGAATCCTTGAGGATCTGACCCATGAAGAATGAAGTTCAGTCACATGGCGACTACATCGAGATCACGGCAGGCGCCACCATCGCCTCCGGCGATCTCGTGCAGTTCGGGTCGCTTCACGGTGTCGCCGTGGCCGACATCGCCAACGGTGCCAACGGCATCATTTGCCGCAAGGGCATCTACACCCTGCCCAAGTTGACCGGCGCATCCGGTGACGCCTGCACTGCTGGCGGCCCGGTGTACTTCAGCTCCGGCAGCGTGTCCGGCTCTGACAGCTCCGGTACCCGCAAGCTGGTGGGCTACGCCATGGCTGCCGCCAACCAGGCGGCTACCAC